AACATATTTAGTGGATGAAATTTATTATCATTGAAATTGTATAAGTTTACAAACATTTGTTGCAAATCATTTTGCGAAAAAATAGTCCATGGATCAATATCTATACCTAACGAGAGTTTTAAATTTATATATACTTGGAATACCATGTAATTGACATAATCATTCGGAAAAATATTAGTTAATTTAATTGGTTTAAGAAAATTGGGGTCTAGGTCTATCATTCTAAACTTTCCGTCTTTTCCAATACACAAATTTGGTATTTTTATATCAGTATTCACCAGACCATTGGAAACTACTTTTTCAGTAAGAAACTTACGAAGATCAATTAACAATTGTGGATAATTACCAAGATAATGTTGTAAAACTCCATTGTCGCAATTTCCTTTTTCTACTAAATATGATTCTGGCATAACATCACCCGAGTTGAATCTTTTTAAAAATATTGTTAATGATACTTGTTCTCCTGTAGGAAGCTTTACATACCAAATTCTAGGGGAAATACCTTTTTCTCCAAATGTATGGTATAAATCAAGTTCTTCATAAACGTCATTGGGATTTGTATTTGGTTTAAAATTAACAATCATAAACTCTTCGTCAAATTTTGAACCTTGTCTTAATGAATATGTGCCATCTTTATTTTGAATTGTATTTTCAACTATTTTGTAAGTTCCTTGTGCGACCATTTGATTAGCATCATATCCAACTGTTGTCATATTTATAACATAATAATATATTATAAATATTTACCGTTTTTTTCGGGTTTTCTTGGAGCCACCTGGTCTTAGAACTACTGAATTAAATAAAGCGCGAGTATCAACCGTAAGAAGGTCAGGACTGCACAATTTACCATCAATTGAATCAATTATATTTTGATAATAACGCGCATTCACGCGATTTGCCCTACTAATTGAAATCCCTTTTTTAATATAATTGTCTGGAGGAATAACCGGATTACAAGTTGTATCGATTACATAAAGTGAATCATTCATGCCAAGTTTTAACATAGTTATAATTTCTTGAAATGTTGTATGCGGATACGATAAAAAATCTTTCTGGTCAAATTTTGTTCCTATAGCTATACCTATATTATTATGCATAAAATAAACACCAAAGTTTTTGTCATTTATTGTTTTTGCAGAATGTCCAACTGGTTCTTCAAATGTAAATGTTTTGTTTAAACATATTTTTGAAGTAACGGTTCTTAATCTGTTGGGGTCAATTGGTTCACCAGTATGATGCTGGTTATATTCACTCACATACGCATCCGAAAATAATGTATCCATAGTTTCAAAAAAACTGGCTTGATCATTTACCTTTGGACCTTGTGAAGCTAAAAGTTTCATTCCACCAATATCTTCATTGGCTGACAATAATGCAGAATTTCCAAAGGGCGTTATGTAACTAACGCAAACGGTTGGTCCTACACCAGATGGTCCTGAACAAAATAATTCTGGATATGTACCAAATATGCCGCCATGACCAATTATAAGGATAGATATATGTTTGTTTATTGGCTGCACTGGCACTTGCACTGGTTTTTTAAATATACTTAATACTTGTTCTTTTATTTCTTGTAATAATGAGAAGCCAAAACTTATTCTTTTTTGTTCATCTTCCTGAATAATATTATATAGTTCTTTTTTATTATTACTTAAAATAATAAAATTTTCTTTTGATTTATCTGGCGTTTTTTCTCTGGCGTTTTTTCTTGGTGTTTTTCCTGGTGTTTTTCCTGGTGTTTTTCCTGGTGTTTTTCCCATATTTATAATATAACAATATACTAAAAACGTCTAGAACGGTTTTTTCTTGACCGTTTTTTTCTTTTTGTTTTTTTTCCACCCCCCCAATTAAAAGGATTAAAACCAAAAACACTCCACCCTGGTGCCGGTGCAGCTGGTGGTGTCTGTGCAAATGCTTGTGCCTGCCTCGGTGCAAATGCAGGTGCAAATGCAGGTGCCTGTGCAAATGCTTGTGCCTGCCTCGGTGCAAATGCTTGTGCCTGCCTCGGTGCAAATGCAGGTGCAAATGCAGGTGCATGTGCCTCTCTAAAAGTAATGGGTGAAAATTCATTACCCACTAATGATAATAGAGCGACTTTAAGTTTTTGATTATTTTCTTCATCATAATCAAAATTTGTTACATATTTTTTTGGAATTTTTGCCAAGTTAAGTATTGGGGATATTGGGGTTTTATTTGATATAATATCTATAAATCGGTTTTTATATTGATCTATTAAATTACTACTATTTTCATTAAATTTTGGTTTTATTACACTCATTATGTATGATTTAATTTGTAAATAATGATCCTCAAATAATTCTGTTAATAAAGCAATAATAAAATTTTGGGCAAATGCTCTTCTTACTTGGCCTACACTTATATGGAGACGAATACTAATATTATTACTATCAAGTATATTATTGTTAGAAATATATTCTTGGGTTGTTTGATAATGGCATTGTAAAATTTGTCTAACAACGTTGTAAATATTGTAAGTGTTGAAACCTTTTTGATGTAAAATACTTATATAATTATTATAACTTATTGTATTATTGTTGTTATCACGAACCGTGTATTCATGTCCACTATTAAAAAATGGATCAATAAGTTCCAAGCAAGTTGCGTAACTATCTCTTCCCACACTACCATTGCCTGGTTTATATATTTCAGTATTACCAGAATTATTAATTTTGGAAATTTTAAAGCCAACAAAATATTTTCTATATAATTCGGTTAAAGTTGTTAAACGTGTGTTATTAACATCAATTATGCATTGATCAAATACAAGGTCGGCTTGTATGATTTTGTCTAGTGGATGAACATATCTACTTATATTGTCAATCATTAAATTAAAATCATCTCTACTAATAATAATTGGTATACGAATCTTGTTTTGTTGTTTTAAATTTAAATAAATCCTGAACAACATGTAGTCAATATAGCTTTTTTTTGGTATATTAGGGTCAGTATGTATAAACAATCTTGAGTCAAAATCTATCATTTTATACTTTCCATTTACTTTACACATATTATCTGGTTTCATATCAATATTGAACCAACCTTTATCAACAACACGTTCAAATACATCATACATTTCTTTAAACATTTGTATATGTTCGTCTTCACTATCCATATATTCGTCATCAGATTTGGCAACAAAATCATCACCACATACACCTTTTTCAACCAAATAATAAACACTTCCATAATCAGCAATTTTATCTTCAAATGTTGTTAAAAAATTACTTAGTGTATATTGTTGTTTAACACCATGAATCTCAGCACTAACATATTTTATTTCCACAGTAATATCATTTCCAACAATATAATAATTTTTAAGTTCACTATATATATCATCAAACCGACCATTGATAAAATTTACAATCATAAGCTCACCATCATTATATTCAGAATAAAAAATTTGAAACATTCCACTATTATTATTATTAATTTTAATGTTATACGCTTGTTTTGACGTTCCATGTTTATAGTCATCATCTTCATCTATTTCTACCCACATTTTCATTCGGTTTGCATTTATTTTTTCGTGTCGCTTAGCTTTTCGATTTTCTATACTGTTTTCAATGCGTTTTTCATATGGTTTAGGCTCAGACTCAGGCTTAGGCTTAGACTTAGGAGGCATAATAATATACAAATACAACACATATTATTATGCAACTATCTCAATATGCACATAAATATCAGAAATCTCGTGAACACTAAATATATTTCCACCATTTGGAACAGGGATTCCCTTTTTCTCCAAAACCATATACTGTTCTTTTTTTATCCGCAATAGCTCTACCTGAATTTCAAATGTCTGCGACCCTAAAACAAACTCAATCATATTTTTGGACCACAATTCGCCAATCGCATATTTTAACCAGATGTGCACATTGTTGTATTCGTCTAAATGCACATTTTCCGGCAACTCCGGTTCACACTGCACCTGCAAATTATGTTTGTCGTAAATTAGTTCACTATGCCAAAGTGGAACCAGACAACAATCGTTCTCTCCAACTTTTAATTTGTAAACCGATTGGTTGAACAAATCATCTAAATTCGGGTTCAAAACAATGATTTCGCTGATGGTCGCAGTTTTTGATTCAATGATTTCACACACTTTATCCAGGAATTGTTGAGAGAGATGCAAGTAGTCGCGATATTTCAACAGGATTTCATACACCTTTTGCGCACGACGCACATCCATTTTTTCAAATATCTCGGTCTCGCATGTCCCAATGATTTTCATTAACAGGGGATGGAACACACGTTTCTGCAAATGCTGGTTATTGTAAAGCGTTTCAAAAAAGGATGCAACTGACGCAGACCACGACCCCGGTTGAGAGAATTTGTTTTTATCATCCATCAAGAAGTCGTGTGCCTCCTTAATTTCCAGGTATTCGGCTTTCGCATTCGGCGATTTGTTTTTGTCCGGGTGGAATTTGAGCGCCATCATTTTATACTGTTTCCGAATGGTCTCTGTATCGACTGGGTCCGTAAGTCCAAGTATTTTACAGGCTTTTTGGTAATTCATCGTATCCATTTGTTTTGACTATTATGTAATGCATAATACTTTCTAAATGGTAAATTGGTCTGTAATTATTATTGAAATATTTGAGAAAATTATACATCCTTGTGAGCACATCACTGATGTCTTGCCCCTTTAATAAATTGTTCTCTACAAAATGCGAAAAAATATACCAAATGCATTCCACCGCATCCAAATTGTAAATCAAAATGTCGTAGAGAGCATCGCGAAATGTGGCGTGAACCAACTTATCGGGTGCAACCATTTGTGCAATGACCGCATCGCAAACCGTATTGAAAATGTCGTCGGGTATTGTTTCCGCCTTGTCAAAATAATTGAGCTCTTTGATATTCAGGACCGTATTTAAATCAATGGAACCAATGAGTTCGCACGTTTTCTCTACGGTTGTTTCCGTTTTTTTGGAAATTTTATTAACAAATTCATCTTCGACAGTTGCACTTTCCTTGTTGTATCTGCGTGTTTTTGGTTGTTGTTTCACCATTTCTACATACAGGCATTTTTCGGGACGTTTGACGTTGATGATTTCGCAGGCATCCAAAATGTTGTTGGGGAGAAAACTGATGTGTTCGGAAACAAGAATGAATCTCAGCTGGATAACAGAGAACTTGGTATTGTATTCCTGGATATAACTGTAAAATATCTCCAAAAGTTCGGAATGAATTAAATGAAAATTCTTGCAAACCACGATGCCGATTTTGTCGGGTTTTACGGAAACAATATCCACGATTTGTTGAACAATGTCGTGCCAAATCAGTTTGGAGTTGCATCCGAGGAGAGACATATCGATTTCGTAGTGGATGTCACTGATATGATATTGGTAACTGTATTTCTCTGTTTGGATGCAAATTTTCTTGTCGTAATCCAATTTGGTGGGGCTGTATTTTTGGATGGAGTAAAGCATCTGGGTATTCTTGCCGACGCCGGGCGGACCGTAAAAAATGAGATTGGTTAAGTTATGAACGTTGGATGGGAATTTTTCAAAATAGGGGACGAGTTCAGGATGAAGATTGAATATCTTCACGGCCTTCAAATAATCCTCGTAATGAGTTTCGTAGTATTTCATTTTTTGTAAATACTATGAAATTGTCTCTATGTTTATTAGAATCCTTGTCTAATATTATATATAACAGTCAGTCAAAACAATAATATGCATATTTACACTCTTATTTTTTAATACTTTTTTTTAATTTTTTTTTAATACTTTTTTTTAATTTTTTTTAATACTTTTTTTTAATTTTTTTTTA